CCACGTTTTTACTGTTGACAGGGTCAAACTTGCAATCGAGATGAATTTCAAGGGAGAGCTGCTCTATGAAAAGCTTATGTTGAGGGACGAATTTTTTGATGCGATGTTTTTATTCACCAAACATACAGAACATGCAAAGAACCTCCTCCCCGGTATAAAATATTACGAAAAAAACAAACTTAAATATTGTGAGATTTTAAGAACCTTAATACGTTCTGACAAAATCATGGTAAATGAGAAAAAATGGACAGTTCCAGAACTATTTACCTTTGGTTTGAATGGTAGAGGAACGTATTCTAGCCAATCTGGCCACGATGATGTTGCTATGACTCTGGTAAATTTACCTGGAATCTTCGAGGGACCAGATTTCAACCAATTAGTAGGTGATGCTTTTGATGAACTTGAAGAATCTGGTTATAAAGATCTTATAACCAAAAAATTGAATCAAGGATTCCAGCTTGATGACGAATTAAAGGGTCCAAAAACAAAAGAAGGGAAAAGATACAGTGATTTCAGCAATCTTATGTGAAAAAACCTGTTATTTATCCAACCCCAATAATTTCAGCTTCTTTTTTGATATATACTACAGAAGCAAAAATATCCTGAAACATAATGGCAACTAAGGTAAAAATAGACTATTCACAATTCAGAGCCTCCGGGGTCTATACTTTAGAATTCGACGCTTCCCAAAACGTCATTCTCACTTCACAGACTATACGATTGGTGGTCGGATTCTCAAATAAAGGACCGTTTAATACACCCGTCTACATTCCGGATGTCACCACAGCTATTTCAATATTTGGTGATATTGACAGATCTTTAGAGATCAGGGGATCTTTTTTCCAGAGATCTATTCTGACTTGTTTGAACAATGGTCCAGTTTTCGCTTTGAATCTTTTAAAACTCAATAGCGATGAGGACACTCCAGATCCTGATTTGGTTCCATATAAATCATTTTCAGTGGATACCGAAGAATGGAATGGTGTTTTAACTGAAAGACTTTATGCTTCTTATTATAACAAAGAAAGATTTTGGTTTGCTGATCCAAACTACTTTTTGGCAGCTTTAAGTGTTGTTGATACTGGAAAGATACTTAATATCACAAATCTTGGGATGGAGCCAATGTCCATCATTATCAGAAAAGCAACTGATGCTAATCCTCCATTGAAGGGATATGACATCTTTGCGATTGATTGGTATGGTGCTAATAAAGTTCCTAACTTCATGCATCCATACGACTACATGTCCGATTATTTTATTGATGTTATAGCTGTTTATGGGAATTGGACAGATTATCAAACTCTTTCGCAGGAACCAAAATGGGCTCCATATTTCACCAGAAATGGTCTTATAAAATCAACAATTGATACATTCTTGGCTCAACCCGATGTTCAAATTGTTACTTATGTTACTGGATGTATTATTCCTGATTTTGTTGACCTGAATGGGGTTACCCAATACATACAAACTCTAATCAACAACGAAACCGCTTCAAACGGTCTTTTCTGTGCAATAGACGAATCAGCATTTGATGATATCTGTGCTAATCCATCTCAAATTGACCTTGTTGGTAATAATTTGATTGACGAATTAACATCAAGTAGGGACTTAATTACACCAAGGTTGAACTTCCTCAGCTACGATCAAGTTCTTGTAGCTGACTATCTTTATACTCAAAATGTTATCGGCGTGACCGGTGCTGGTGGATTTGTTGGTGCAACTGGCGCAACTGTTTTCACGACTGGCGCAAAAGTTGGTACGCTTTTCACACTTGCTGGTTTAACTGGTGGAACAGCCGGTGTAGTTTATCAATCATTTGACTCCTATGATCCTAATCTTTACGATGGTGGATTACACTACCTTCAAACAGGTGGTACTGGAGCTACTGTTGGGTATTTCCAAACGAATGCTCAGATAACAAGATTGAAAGATTTCTTAACCGTAGCTTCTGCAGAGGACCAAAAGTTCATAATTGGTGTAGTTTCAGGTATTACAGCCGGTACAACTGGATCTCTCGTTAATCAGTTTTCTGAGGCTGACCTAGTGAAATTGAAAGTAACTGGAACAAAAGAAGTGTCTGGTGATCTTAGAATTTTCTTCACGCATCCTTTAGATCAGCCTTTTTATCGTTCTCAGGGTGTTACTGTAGCACCAACATACAATCTGACCTCTTACAATACCGGCGCGAGCGGAAGCAATCGGGCTTTTTATACAAATGCTTATCAATTTGGTAACTCTGATTATTTTGATATTGTTAGTGTTGCTACACCAACAGGGGTTACCGGCCCTGGTGCACCTTTGGGAGTAAGCAATAGCTTGATTGGTTATAACGCATCTCCTTTCTATCTTGATGAAGTTTATGATGAAATTGCAGATGGTGATTTGGTTTGGTTGGATTCAACAGGAACTTCTGTTAGCTACATGGGATTCCAGCAAACTGTGGATCGTGACCAATTCAATTTGGTTTATGGAAGGTCATTCAGCAACGTTTCAAGGACTGAAAATTCCATAGTGAATGTGGCTGCTTTCGGAACTTCTTTCGCCTCTGATAATATCGGTTATCCGGTTGAGCCTCAGAAATTTGATATCATCTCTCAAGTTGGATCGATTAATGAATTCTTAGATTGCACCCGTATTGATACATCAACATTTACTGTCACTCAGGATTCAAACGGAAACGCTCCTTTATCTGTTGGTGATTATGTTGTTTCAACTGATTTGAATATTTGTACTCCTACAACAGGTAATCGTCAAAACAGGCTTACTAAAATTGTAACTGTTTCCATAACAACTACAGCTGGAGTTTATCGGGTTACTACTTCAAGACCGGTTCTTTACTACACTGCTAATACTGGCTTAAGAGTTCAAAAATTCCAATCCATACCTCAGTTCACAAGATCCTTTGATTTTACGTATTTAAAAGGATTCACGATGACTGAAAGCCACAGACCAAATGGCACTGACGCAAGGATTTCTGAAATTCTTGATGTTATGTATGAAACTAACATCGCTAAAACATTAGCGGCAAAAGATGTTATTTCTTACAGGTATATCATTGATACTTTCTCTGGACAAATTTTGCCACAATCTAAGTTTCAGCTAAGCCGTCTGGCGAAGCTTAGACAACAAGCTTTGGCTATTATCAATGCTCCTTCCATGGCTCAATTTAGAGCAAGCACTGATCCTAGATTCACTAATGCTCCAACTGCAGTTGATCCATTCCCTAAGTTAAACACACAGTATATTGCTGAAGGTGGAAATCTTTCACTTAATCCAACTTATACCTTTAGTTTACCATCGGAAGATCAGGGAGCAAAATATTGCGCTTTCTACTCGCCTTACATAACAGTGAGAGAGACAAATAGAAACGTAAATGTCCCACCTGCAGCTTTCGTTTCAAATAACTTCCTTGTTAAATTTGCAAATGGTGAACCTTACGCAATCGTTGCAGGTCAAAAACGTGGAGTAATAAGTGGTAATAATATTGTTGGTGTTGAATATGACTTCACTGATGAGGATAGAGGAAATCTTGAACCATTTGGAATTAATCCAATTATAAGAAGAAGAGGAATTGGCGTAGTAATTTTCGGAAACCAAACAGCTTACCAGCAGGTTAATTCCGCATTCAATTTGATTCACGTAAGGGATCTTTTGATTAGTATAGAAAACGACGTTCAGGAGATTCTCTCGAACTATCTCTTCGATTTCAATGAGGACTCAATCCGCTTGGAAATCAAAACCCTTGTGGACAACTACCTTGATGGTGTAAGAGCTGGTGGAGGCATTTATCAATACCAAACAATTATGGATGCTTCTAATAATACCCCTGCAATTATTGATATGAACATGGGTATAATCGATGTGATTATCGAGCCTGCACGTGGCATACAGAAATTTATAAACCGTATCACAGTTACTAGAACTGGTGGTATTGCATCGGGTGGCTTTATCCAATTCGTTTAAGATTGGTGGCTAACGATCTATAAAGATATATAAAATAATGGCAGGTTTACCACATTTCCAAAATTCGCTTTCAGCGATTAATAAGTTCGAACCGGTTTATCTTAACCAATTTGAGGTTACGATATTTCCACCAGCTCCTGTTGGAGGTGGTGAAATTTTGATTCAACATGTAACTAAGGTTGGTGGTTTAACCCTCGATAAAAATCCGGGGTTAGCAACGCAAAAATATAAATTTGCTAAGAGAAACTATGCAGGTGCTAAACCGGATCAAACCTTTATGGATTTGAGTCTTAGTTTCACCGTTAATTTGAATGATGCTAATTCCATGTATGTTTTTAAAACATTAAGGCAATGGTCAGATCTAATTTATAACCCTTTAACGGGAGCTATGGGTTTGAAAGCTGATTATGTCGGAACTATGGTTGTTCAGGTTTTCAATAAACAGGGGGATGTTTTTAGGAGAATAACTTGCAGAGAATGCTTTCCGAAAACAGCTATCAGTCCGATGAATTTAAATTATACATCTACTGAGCTTTTTAAAATAGATGATATGCAGTGGGCAGTTGATTACTGGGAGGATCTATTCTTATAATTTATTAAAAAACCATGGCAGGATTACCGCATTATACAAGCTCAAGAGCAGCCATTAATAACTTCGAACCGGTTTTTTTAAATCAGTTTGAAGTAATTATCAATCCACCTAACGGGATAATTGATGCCTCTACTATGTTTAGAGGTGAAATGGTCCTTACCCAACAGGTTAAATCAATCACTGGTTTAACTGTAGATATCACAGCGGTTGATCCGGTCCAGCAAAATTATAAATTTGCTACTCGTAGATATGCTGGGGGTGAACCTACAACATCGGATATGACTGTAACTATGGATTTTGAAGTCAATTTAAATGATCAAAATTCGATGGTTGTTTACAAGGTTCTTAGGCAATGGTCTGATTTAATTTATAATCCTTTAACCGGTGCTATGGGATTAAAAAATGATTATGTTGGATCTATGGTTATCTCTATTTTCAATAAAAGAGGTGACGTATTCAGAAGAATTAGAATCCCTTCTTGCTTCCTTTCTGAAGCTATTAACGCTATGGCTTTAGATTATGAAAATCCTGCAATTTACACTATTCAAACCTCATGGATATGTGATTATTGGGAAGATACATTCCTTTAATTTTACAATATGAAATTAAAAAGAAGAGACCTTTTTTGGTCTCTTTTTTTGTTTATTGGTATATAATAGACAAACAATTTTCATTATGAGTTTTAATATTTCTCCAGAAGAGATTCTCAGACAAAAAGAAATTATTGGTGGGGTTCAATACGATGATCCTACAACTATAAAAGAAAGCGGAGTAGTTAATCAAACTCAAGAAATTGACCCACCTGCCCCTATTCAAACTGCCAATAAAAATATTGAACAAACGTCGCAAGTAAATCAACCAGTAGAACCAATCAAACCCAGACCGCAAGTTCAGGGAGCTACCCCGACAGCATCAAAAGCTTCTAGTTTAGGGAAAGCTCAAAATCAGCCAAACGTTGCTGACACCGGTTGGAAAAATCTTCCAGTTTCAATCTTACCGACCGAGGGTATTTATTATCCGGATGGAACAAGGATTGCAATTAGAGCTGCAGAGGTTAGAGAAATCAGGTACTTCTCTACTATCGATGACGATGATCGTCTTGACATCGAAGAAAAACTCAGCTATGTTTTAGAAAGATGCTCACGAATGGAATTCCCGAACGAGGGCGTTATGTCTTATAAAGATTTAAAACAGGAAGATAGATTTTTTATTATAATGGCAATAAGGGATTTAACTTTTGTAAAAGGTGAAAACTCTATAATTTTAAAACCTCAGAAAACCTGTAAGCAAACTCCAGATTGCCCTTTTAAAGAAGGCATAGAATTAAGAACAGGATGTTTATCTTCTTACAAGATAGATCCAAAAATAATGGAGTATTACAATCACTCAACCAGGAGTTTTTTGTTTACTGTTAAAAGCTCTGGAAAAAAAATAGCTTTACATATTCCTTCTATAGGAGTAACACAGGCAATTTCTAATTTTGTTGTTTCTCAAACAAGACTGGGTAATCCTCCAGATGACGCTTTTATTAAATTAGCACCTTTTGTTTTTGCAGATTGGAGAGATTTAAACGAGTTATCGATTGCATCCAAAATGAGGGAAATTGACTACTGGTCCAAAGAAGAATTTAGTCTGATCTTTGAACTTTCCGAGAGAATTAAATTGGGCACGGAATTAGTTGTTAAACAAAACTGTCCAGTTTGCGGTGGTATGGAGGTCACCGCAGAAATTACATTTCCCCAAGGGCTCAGATCTCTTTTCGTTATTTCAGATATCTTTAGAGAACTTATTTGAGATAATATTTAGACTCTGGTACGAGCATAAGTTAGATCCGGAATGGCTTGAATCTATTCCATATTACGAGTTTCAAATATGGCTAGAAAAGCTAAATAAAGCTATCGAAGCTAAAAATGCTGAATTGCAGTCTGAGGATGGTAAGAAACAGGTTTTCAGTTTTACTAAATAGGGTTTTGAAATATATACGAGGAATTAAATCCCATGGCACTCGATAATAAACTAACATCATCAATCCTCGATCTAAGCAGAAATGTTGATAAACTTACTGCAGAGCTTAAAAAAAACCAATCGGTTAAAAACCAAGAAATAGCTCAACCTGATGTTTCTTCAGCTATTACTGAAGTAGCTGAAGCTATAAAAGATTCTGGTTTAAAGGATCTCCCAAAAAAAATTGATGGTATTACTCAGGGATTCGAGAAAATCGATTTCTCTAACCTTACCAAACAGATTGCCCAGCTTGATTTAAAAGGATTAGCTCAAGATCTTAAGAATTTCAAACCAGGAGAG